AAATAAAGAAAAAAAGCCATAACTGCATTTCTAAGATTTTTATCCAGTATATATAAAGACTGAATCTGTTCAAAAGTAATACCTGATCGATAGCTTTTTGAACCTTCTTCAGACATAATCATGTAAGGATCACGATAACTTTTAATTAAATTTGAATAGCCATATAATGCAAGTTCAGAACGGGCAAAATCGAGGCTATTAATAATCAGTCCTTGTTTTTTTAATTTTTCAATCTGTTCATCTACTGTTGCGTAGAGAATGGTATCTTTATCCATAAATATCCTCCAAAATAATGCAAAAAGAGCTTTGGAATACAATTCCAAAGCTCTTCCGCGACCGCCCAGCAGTCATTCACTAATTAGTGATATTATAGCATATGCAAAGACTTTGTCAAGTATTCGTTGCTAAAAATACTGGTATATTTTATTTGATGCTTTACATCCATTCTTTGTCATTTTTCATAATATTGTCAACGTGTTTCTTTTCTTCTTCAGTTGCATTTCTATCATTTGCAGCGTTGGGCAGCAGAGCATCTTCCATCTGCTGGGTGTGGAGTAGTCCCTTTGTGTAAGAGACTACTTTTCCCTTGTTAGTCGAAGATAATTGATTATATAAGTCCAAAAACCTAGCAGTATACTCGGATATACGCTGATAATACCTTTCCTGATCCGGTTTCTGATAATCAACAACGAGAGGAGATGAGGATTCGAGTTTGTCAGATATAAGCTGCACAGGCTGTTTTTTGTCAAGCATTTTTAATAAAGTATCCAAATCAATTCCCATTCCAGAGGCAACTTTTGCCATAGAAGGTAGAGTTGGAGAAATAGGTTTATTATTTCGAGGATTAATATTGTTCTCGAGCATAGAAATATAACCTTTACTAAGAGAACATGCATTTGCAAATTCACCCAATGTAATATTATTATTCTCTCGATAGTTTCTTATGATATCTCCTAAAGTCATGACCTGCCTCCCTTTCTATTGTTTAGTATATTGTACAACATGTTGAAAAAATAGTCAACAAAAATGTTCAACATACTTGACAACACTAAAACTGAGTGATATTATACAGATAGTTCAACATGATGAACAGGAAAGGAGTGAATAAATAATGGGATACAAGATAAGAGAATGTAGAAAAGAAAGAAGTATGTCACAATGCGAATTAGCAGAGAAAAGTGGAGTATCACGCACAATAATTTCAGGATTGGAAAATGGTACAATAACAACGACAACAACAGATACTTTGCTGAAAATTGCTAAAGCGCTTGATAAAAAAGTTTCTGATATTTTTTTTGAGACATAGTTCAACATGTTGAATACACAATAGTCAAACCAGGAGGCGGTGTGAGATGGAAATTAGATCATTGGAAGTAGATATAGATAAAGGAATATTAAAAATTAACGGACAGGATGTTGACACACCTACAATCGTAACTCTACCGGGACCTGAAGGATGGCCATTGCAAAGATTATTTGCCTCGTCAACAGATGCACCGGTAGAGTGCAACCGAATAGATGTTGTGCTTAATAATAAGCCTTGATGAATCGTATGCCATCTGTAGTAGCATAGTCAATCATTTTGATTAAATGGTTATTTACAAATGTACCGGCGATATCAGAAATGTCTTTGCCGGCATTAGGCGGAACGGCAATTAAAAGATACTTTCCGGCAGAATCTTCGCACTCAGTAAAGTGAGCATCATAACCATTTATATTTATTGACTTTGGTTCCATATTATTACTCCTTTCATTTAGACTCAGGTATGGCAGTGCCCTGTAAAACAAGGATAGGAGAACGAATATGAAAAGTCAATGCTGTTTGCAACCGATTCAGACAACAAGGAATCAGCGTAAGGGGGTGAGAGAAATGTTGGACAAAATAAAGTTCTTTCTTGAAGATGCCACAATCCCCATCATCGGTGGCATCATAGGAAGTTTTATAGGGATGGGGATAGCAGCGTTGTTAGGGATATTGTAGCCAGAAGGGGGGCGAAAGAAATTTTATTAATTGCTACAGTTTTTATTTTAAATATAGCCTCTTGTATTTTACTTATTAAGGGAGAGAAAGCTTTGGGCATTATATTAAAGGGACTGGGAGATGGCATTTCTTTAATATACATTTGTACTCAAGCAATATTGAGACTGTTATGTCATTGAATATTTGATCAAAGTGATCGGAACATTCAATGAGCGAACAATCTTCGTTATCGTCTTCTGCTTCCAAAAGGTCGAGATATGCAGCATAAAAATCACTATATTTGGATTGTGATATTGGCTCCATGAGATGAATATTTCGTGTAAATAATTCAAGAAAAGCACTTCTTGATTCTGGGCTCATTTGGCTTAGGCGATTGCGAAATAGAAAACCAGCACAGTATCTTCGGTAAAAAGGAATATAAAAATTATCAAGCTGTTCTCTTCGAACCTGTTGCTTTTCGCTGAATACATCTCGTATAGCGCTAAGATACACAACAACAAAGGAACCAATAACTGATATTAAAGAAACAATGATAGAAGCAACAATAGAAAAATCCATGTAAATTCTCCTTTCGTATCATAATATTCAGACATGGCAGTGTCCTGTAATTACAGAATAGGAGTGAATGTGAGGAATGTCAACTTATTTAGTAGAATCATCGGATTGCTGAGATAAAAGCAAAAGATACAGCTGGTAAAGACTCAAATGTTCAGGTTTAGCTTGAACTTCAAGAGGTTCATCATTAATTAAAATTTCTAACATAGGCGATTGCTCCTTTCATATTTGCTTAAAGCATAACCGATATCAGGTGGAACAGCAAGAAAAGGAGTTCGACATTTATCGACCAAAAAGGAAAGAGAGGTGAGAAGCATGGTTGAAGCATACAAACCATTATACACGGCAAAACAGACAGCACAGATTTTACTTGTAAATGTTGCTACAGTATATGAGCTGATGAACAAAGGACAACTTCCATACCTAATTCTTGGAAAAGGAAATGGAAGCAGAAAGGTCCGGGGAAGTGACTTGGAGAAGTTTATTGAAAGCCAAAAGCCGGCAGAACCACAAGAAGGTGCAGAATGAGACAGATATGGATCATTAGATTTTCTGACGGAACAGTCGGAAGCTGTTACGGAACCAGAGAGGAAGCTATAGAGCTTGCAGACCTCCGGAAAGATGATTATGGAGAATCTTATACAATAGAGGGAGGTGAGAATGATGGCGAGAGAACTTAGCATTTCCCTCATTATAGGGATTGTTGTGGCAATCCTTCCGGTATGGCAATGGGCTTCCAGAATAGAGCTTCTGATCAGTGTTTTTACGATTGCGGGAATTGCATTTGGAATAATCCTGTGGATGGAGGATAAGAAGACAAAGAAAAAGAACCCCACAGCGGCAACTGTAAAGGTTCGGTAACTAAATGGTGCTGTATGAAATAACAACTATATTTAGTATATCATACAGCGCCTGAAAGTCAAGATGCAGGCAGGAATCACCTGCTATATTTTTGGCCTTTTTTGAGAGCTACAGAGGTATCAAGTACCTCTTGAGAGCTCGATTAAACGTATTAGAGTTACGACAGAGGTGCTTATGAGATACAAGGTACTATGCGGATACATAAGGCAGAGATGGGACTGTGGTGACACAGTAGAGATTGAAGAAAAACACACTGGGAAGTATGGAGCCAGAGGACAGACCAGAGAGAAGAAGAGGAAAGCCACTCCGGAAGAGATAAAAAAACATAATCAGTGGAAACGGGAAAGGGATGTCAGGAGGTTGATCAAGTGGAATTTCCGTGAGAGGGACTACTGGATCACTCTTACATATCCGAAAGATTACAGACCGACGTGGGAAGAAATGAAGGACCATGCCGGAAAACTGGTCAGAAAGATGCGAGAAAAATATAAAAAACAGGGATGGACCTTAAAGTACATATACCGTCTTGCAATCGGATCCAGAGGCGGCCGACACATCCACATCCTGATCAATCGTGAATCCAATGAAAAAACGGCTACAGATCTGATAATCACAGATCTCTGGGAACAACAGTGGGGACACGGACATGTTAATTTCCGTACTACTTACAACGAGGGTGGATATAAGCAGCTTGCAGAATACCTCACGAAGCCCCTGGAAGAATGGGAACCAGACGAGGTTAAACGATATCATCCATCCAGAAACCTTATCCGCAAGGATCCTGAAGTTGACGAGATTAAAAGAAGAAGTTTGGTTGACTGTGATGGAACACCAAGGATGCCAAAAGCACCGAAAGGATACTATGTGGATCCGGAAAGCATCGAAGTCGGCATAAATCCGATAACTCATTATGCTTACCGCCATTACACACTGATCAAGATTAAGAAGAGGGAATAAAACATGTGGAAAGTAGACATCTACCTGGAAACCGATAGTACATTCCAGGGAAAACGAGAAAGAAAATGCGGATATGTCCTCTCTGCTATGGTCGGAAACGAGGAAAAGACAAAGGAAAACTTCGGAATCTCGAAGGGGACATACCACCAGTCTGTCCTTATGGCGCTTATCGAGGCTCTTTCCAGGATGAATGTTTCCTCGGAAATCTGTGTACATACACAGGATAGCTATGTAGCGAGCAGACTTCTGAAACTGGAAGAGATGGCAGGAGAAGGCTGGCGAGATTCAAAAGGTGAACTGATCAAGAATGCTGCCGAATGGGAGCAGGTCTATCGTCTGATCCATGCTTTTCCAGAAGCACACAAAATGACCGCGCGATTTGAGAAACACAGTTATTCCACGTGGTTACAGGAGATGATGAAGAAGAATGAATGTGGAAGAATTATGGGGCAAGGCCTGGAGTCTGCGACCAGAGCAGAATCCAATGACAATGGAGTTTCTAGGGATGATTGTCCGTAATGGAGTGAGATACAGATATTACAGAGATGAAGGAGGCGAAATACTGTATGACAGCGAACCGGAAGAAGGAAAGCCGGAATGGATGCTCCGCGCTGACAGAGCATCAAGAAAGAGACATGGAATATATTCTTAAAAAATAAAGAAAAAAGGGGAACTATGTATGAGAACAATAGCAATCATTAATCTGAAAGGCGGCGTGGCCAAGACCACATCTAGCATTAACATCGCCTATATCCTTACTACACGGGGATACCGCGTATTGCTGGTAGATAACGACAAACAGGGAGACTGCTCCCGTGGATTAAACCGCCGAACCTCGGATGGAGATGGAATCGACCGGATCATGACAGACCGTCATCCGGATATGGACCATCTGATCCATAAAACGGACTATGAGGGGCTGGACATCATCACGGCTAATCTCGGCCTCTTGACCGCCAACATGGAAGTGACCATGGATCGCGTACGTCCACAGCAGAATCGGTTAAAGAAGGCTCTGCAGCAGGTAGCTGATCAGTACGACTTTTGCGTCGTAGATAATGCTCCGGATATCAATATCTCTGTGATAAATGCACTGACAGCCGCGAATGACGTCCTCATTCCTGTAGAAGTGGACGATAACACCCTGGAAGGCATGAACGAGCTCCTGGACCAGATCCAGGAAGTGAAGGAAGAACTGAATCCGAACCTGCAGAACGTCCGCTGCTTTGTGAGCAAGTACCAGAAAGGGAACCAGGCACACATTCAGGGAGCAGAGATCATCAGAGAGCAGTATCCGGCTATGGATACAACAATCCGCTTTTCTGGTGTAGTGGCAAGGAGCACATTCATGCGTATGCCGGTGGCTCTTCACAGCTCCCGATCAGCGGCAGCAGAAGACTATGAAGCACTGGTTACGGAGTACTTGAATATGATCGGAGGTGTACAGGATGGCGAAATTTGATCTCAAAGGAATGCTCTCTGAGCGTTCTGCACAGGAAATAGACCTTCCGGAACAGAAGACGGTCTATCGCAATCCGGAAGACTTGATCCCTTCTAAGGATAATTTTTATTCAACGGAAGACACAGAGAAACTAAAACAGTCGATCAGAGCACTGGGAATCCTTCAGCCACTCCTGATTGAAGAAAGAGACGGAAAAGATTACCTCCTGGCTGGACACCGGAGAAGAAAGTGCTGCCTGGAGCTGATTAAGGAAGGTCTTGAACGATTTAAAAGAATCCCTTGCGTATATAAACCAAAGATTGAATTGAGCGCAGAAACCGAAACAGATGAGATTGTCCGTAAGATTGTGATCATCCAGTCCAACACATACCGTGAAAAGTCTGACTGGGAGAAGATGACGGAATCCCTGCAGATGGAAGAACTGGTTAAGGAACTCCGCGAAAAGACAGATCTTGAAGGAAAGACCAGGGAAATCGTATCCGATCTGATCGGAGTCTCGTCCACTCAGATTGGAAGGTACCACAGCATCAGTTCTAACCTTTCCGGAGAACTTATGGATGCATTCAAACAGAATAAGCTGAACGTATCCACGGCAGCGGAACTTGCCGGTTTGAATGATAAATACCAGAACGAAGCTTGCAAGCTCCTGTCAGAAGCCGGGCAGGTTACACTGAATGCAGCGAAGCTCCTGAAAGCGCAGCAGGAACAGGAAAGAGATATTCCTGGACAGATGACTATAGATCAGGCACTGCATCCTCATAAGCCGGAAGAGATTAACACTCCTGTTCCGGTGGACATCCAGATTGACCGGTTCTACGAATCTCTCCGGAAGAACATAGAAACTTATGTGAAGAAATCAGATCTGAACATGACTACATACATGCTCAGCGCCCTGTACGGAACAGTACGCGTCCGAAACGGACAACTAAACTACCAAGGCACCAAGGGAGGAATCCTCTTCAATGCCGGCACTGACCAGGAAGAGTCAATAGGCTGGACAGAATTTTCCAAGAAGCTGATCGAGAAATACGGAAAGAAACAGAAACCGGTCAAGATGGCAGCAGTGGACGAACCGGAAGAAGAAAAGAGATCTGGAAAATGTATTCATAGACTGGAACATAACTGTACACTTACAGAAGCTCAGAAACTGATAGCAGGAACAGGAGAAGATTGTAATGAGAAATGCTGCTGGAACTGCACAAGACACGGCTCATGTAGCTTTGAGTGCAATACTTCTGCACAACGCCCGGAAGAATGCTGCCAACCGGCAGCAGGAATACCGGACGAAAGGCAGCAGGACGATTTCGTTGAGGATGCCAAAATCGAGGAACGCATTGTTGAACCCAACAAAACGTCCGATCATTCCGGCGATATTACCGAGATGACATCAGCAGATAGTTCTAAAATATCGATACAGCCACCATTGCCAGTTATGAAAAATGCTGATCAGCGAAAAGAATGGCTGAGAAATTATAAAGAATGGGGACTGTGGTACACAGATGAACATATCGGAGCGAGGTACTACAAATATGATTTTGAAAACGGCACGCGCCTGATCGTAGAAGAATATGATCCGGAACCGGTTCACAACAGTCCGTGGGCACCGAATGAACCGTACTACATGCATCTTGTAGGCGGACCGGAGCCGGAAAGAAACAATGGAATACCGAAATGGACGTATCATTCAAAATACAACAAGCATCCGAACAGCGAAACAGAACTTGTAGAGTTTCTGAAAGGAGTGCAGAAATGAGTAAATTGGATTCATATATGCAGGGGCGTACAGAGGGCATGGAATTCGCTCTCCGACTTGTAAAAGATAAAGGTATTGAAGAACTGGAGAAAGAAATCAAATTCCGACAGAGAACCGGCATCAGCTTGAATGTTACCAGACAGGAGTTGAATGCAGCCAGCAATAAGATTAAAGAGATGACGTTAGATACATATTCAATCCTTTCAATAGCTTGTCTCTGTGATCTGTGGGGCTTCGGCAAAAAAAGATGCCAGCAGTTTATGGACAAGATGGCAGAAGGGGCACAGTACCTCGTAGATGACCTTGCCACATGGGATGATTACCGGCAGGCCATACAAGAAAGATTAGGATTCGAAATCAAGATAAGGTGGAATGACTGATGAAAAGAACAGAAATGGACAATATTGTTGAAAACATGGCGGAGTACATCTGCGATCATATATGCCAGAAACCGAAAGAAATCACAGATGCGGAAAAACTGGAAGACTACTGTGCAGAAGAATGCGATATAGGAAGCCATATCTGTAATATCCTGAATTAGTACAACAAGATCAACGATTTTGAGGATTCTGAACTGTACAAGATAATGACAAAACACCGGAACATTGTCCTCTGCAAAGAATGCCAGTATAGAGCACATTGCAATGATGGTGAATTTGACTGGTGCCGGCTCGGCACAGGGTTAGATGGGAATTTAAGAGAAGGCGAAGGCTGCAGCAGAGGAATCAAGGTGTCCGAATCGGACACGTAAATAACGGGTGCTACTAAAATCCATATATATCACACACAGGAGAGAGGAACTGTATAATCCTCTCTCCGGAAAGGAGTGAAACATGGATCAGGAAGGATTGATGTTTCCGAAAACACAGAAGAAACGAAAGAAAAGAATGAAACATCCCAGGAGCATCCTGCATGAGAAAAATGGGACATGTTATCTCTGCATGCTCCTGGATGGAAACCATAAGAAACATCTGCTCTTGGATGAGCATCATATATTCGGAGGTCCCAACCGGATGCATTCCGAAGAAACAGGGTTAAAGGTCTGGCTTTGCCTGGACCATCATACGATGGGAAATCTGGCAGTACATAGATGCTCTGACACCATGAGACTGATGCACCGGATCGGGCAGCGGGAATTTGAGAAGACATACAGCCGGCAGCAGTTTATAGAAATTTTTGGAAAGAGTTATTTATGATGATGGAGGAACAGGATGGAAGATAAAACATGTAAAACCTGCGTTGATAATGAGGATGGATTCTGCGACAGAAAAGGAATCCTGGTAGAGGACGATGATCAGTGTACTGATCATAAACCCGACTGGAGAGAATCCATGATGCGTAATTTCCTGAGAGGACACTGATATGGGGAGAACAGATCTTAGACCAGATATCACAAAAGAAGTTCTGGAAGAATACATACGAAAAGGTTATTCGCAGAACCGTATAGCGATAACTCTTGGCACTACCCAGTCGACCATATTTAACAAACTCAAAAAATATGGTCTTCAGGTTCAAAAGACCAGACCAAGTAACTATGACGAAAAAGCTCTGATCAAACAGCTTCAGAACGGATGGACTACGGAGCAGATAGCGAGATACTTCGGCGTTTGCACCGGCACTGTTGGGAGTTGGATCAGTAAGAACAAGCTTGGAAAATACAGAAAAGCATCACCAAAGAAATTTGATACCAAACTGTGCAGTACCTGTATATATGGCACAGGAAAGAAGACAGACATGGACAGATGCAATTATCTATCCATCACCGGTCATTCCAGAAATAAGGGACAGCCAGAAGGTGATAAATGCTCAAAATATGTGAAAGGAAAACAAATACGTGGAAGAAAAGCACTATACAACCTGTAGACATATTTGGGAGGATGAATAAATGCACTTAATAGATGCAGATTTGTTAAAGAAAAACTGTAAGTGCACCGGCAAATTTGAAGATAACTTTAAATGTGTATCATTAAATGAACTCGCTAAAGTAATTGATGAACAGCCAATCGCCTATGATGTTAATAGAGTGGTGAAACAGTTAGAACGAGAAAAATCAAAAGCAGAATTACTTTTGGCTGAAGACGTGGGGACAGGATTTGAATTTTCAAGCAAGTGCCGGCTGGAAGCATATAAAAAAGCAATCGAAATCATGAAAGGGCGGTGGTATTAATGAGTAAATCAGTATTGGTGATTGATACGCCAAAAAATTGCTGTTCATGCTATTTGCGCGGATTCACACTTAATTCGCAATATTGCAGAGGGAAAAAGAAAGATATTAAGGACACGAGCGTTAAGCCAGATTGGTGTCCGCTTATGGATTTACCAGAGAAAGACAATGGAGATTATCCATCTAATACATTTGACGCAGGATTTGCAGAAGGACGGAATGAGTGCATTGATGAGATTACAGGAGGAATGGATTAATGGCATGTGCAAAGAAATGTGATAGATGTGGAAAACTGTATGAGCAGTACAATTCTAAAAACGATAGAAAAAATCCTAATGGGATCATGGTATTAAATCTGGATAGTCAGAGAAGATATTTCACACATAATGCTCTGGATTTATGTCCTGATTGTATGAAAGGATTTCAGGGCTGGTTTGGAGAGGTAAAGTAGATGGAGAGATTAACATACAGCGGGACAAGAGAAGCCAATAACGCAGCTACCATACGGGAAATTATCAATAAACTTTGCGATTACGAAAACGCAGAAGAACAGGGCTTGCTTGTGAGATTGCCGTGTAAGGTTGGAGATGATGTGTATATCATTCCAAGTCCATCTGTTTATGGATTAAATATTATTAACGGATACGAAAATCTTAATAGAGTATATCATCAGCATGTCGGATCAATTACATTTGCTGATAGCCACTGGTATGCAACAAGCCGTGAAGAATATAAGGTTTACAGTGAAAAAGTGCTTAATGATATTGCTTTTGGAATAACTTGGTTTACTGATCGCGAGGAAGCTGAAAAGAAGTTGAAGGAGATGAGAGAATGATAGAAAGACTGAAACACTGGATATTCAAATCCAGAAAGAAGCACTGCAGATGCTGCTGTCTGACGTGTAAGTATTTCGAAGAATGCAAAATAGGACCGTGAGGTGAGAGCATGGCATACAAAAACAGTGAGGGTTATCCAGATCCAACATCAGGAAAGGCAATCAAGGCAGCAGGACATATGCCAACACATATTTACAACGCTTATACAGTTTTGAATAACACTGCCGGACTCTTGGGCTTAGAAATCACAGGTATCAGAGATAAGAAAACGAAGAAGGAATGGAAACGAGGAGGCTGACATCATGGATAAGAGAATTCTGGAAGAATACATAGATGCATGCGAGGTGATCAAGGAAACAGAAGCAGAAATCCGTAAACTCGAATCGAAAAAAAGTATCACGGCAAATGAAACGGTATCTGGAAGTAATCCGGAATTCCCTTACAACCCACAGCATTTTAAAGTACAGGGAACGACATATTCTTATTCAGACGATATCAGACTCAGAAACAAGAAGGAGATCCTGAGACAGAAGAAAGAGAAGGCGGAGCAGCTGAAACTGCAGGTTGAAGTCTGGATGATATCAATCCCATTCCGGATGCAGCGGATTATTAAATACAAGATCTTCGAGGAAATGACCTGGCAGCAGGTAGCAGATCGGATGGGACGGAATACCACAGAAGCCAGCGTGAAGATGGAATTCAAAAGATTTTTTGAAAAAAATTAAAGTTTGTTACGAATGTTACGAATGTTACGATTTAATATGATAATATGTATCATGAACGAATTGGAAATATCCAAGACGTTCAGTTTTCTTTTCTCATACGTATCTTCCGCATATAAGATATGATGAATCCCCCCGTCCTGGTCTCTGGTGGTGCTCAGATCAGGACATCCCGGAACATAGCTCAGTGGTAGAGCAGCTGGCTTATATCCAGCGTGTCGGTGGTCCGATTCCATCTGTTCCGATCGCGTGATCTACACACGTGACTTACGCATATAACTCCAAAAGAGGCAGAGTCGGTAGCAGGTTCTGCCTTTAAAATATTCAGGTGCCCAACTCGGGCACCTTTTCTAATGCAAATTATCGTACAGCGTGCACAGCACCAGCACTTACATGCTTTAGGCAGAGGATTCACTGCGTGTGAGTGTTTGCGCACCTCATTTCGGCATGGCGGCAACCGGCTGTCATTATGGTGCTGGCAGGACTGTATTTTTTATAATTTGAAAGAAGGTGAGCCTGAATGACAAAAAAACAGAAAAGATTTATAGAAGAGTACCTGGTAGACTTAAACGCCACTCAGGCTGCTATCAGAGCTGGATACAGCCCAGACACGGCTGGATCCATAGGAAGCGAAAACCTAAAAAAACCTGAAATTCGCGCGCGTATAGAAAAAGCTATAGCGGAGCGATCAAAAAGGACAGGAATCAATCAGGATCGTATCGTCATGGAGCTTGCAAAGATTGCTTTACTGAATCCGAAAGGATTGGTGAATTTTGACGAAGCTACGATCAAGGAAGACGCTGCGGATGAGGATGTTGCAGCTGTTGCTTCTGTGAGAGTGAAACGTTTTCCAACAAAGGACGGAGAAGGTGTTGAAAGAGAAGTAAAGATGTATGATAAGACGAAAGCTCTTGAACTCCTGGGTCGTCACCTTGGTATGTTCAAAGACAAAGTTGAAGTTTCCGGTCTGGATGAAGAAAAGAAAAAGCTTGATGATATCCTTAAACAGATGCGTGGTGGTGGGTAGTGAGTGAAGAACGACTGATTCTGTCAGAAAAGTATAAAGCATTTCTGAGGTGCGATGCTCCGGTAGAGTTCCTTGAAGGTACTACAGCTGCCGGCAAAACGACAGTTGGTCTATTCAAGTTTATGTGCAAGGTTGCGGAATCGCCGAAGAAACTGCATATCTTGGCCGCGAAAGATACCGGAACAGCCGAAAAGAACATTATCAATAAAGATCTCGGGATCATTGACGATTTCGGAATACTAACACAGTACAATGGAAATGGCACAAAAGACGACAAGATACCACATATCCTGTTTCGTACTAATAAAGGCGATAAAGTCATCTATGTGATGGGATATGGAGATAAAAAGAAGTGGCAGAAAGCCCTTGGCGGTCAGTATGGATGCCTGTACATTGATGAGATCAACACAGCGGACATCGACTTTGTTCGTGAGGCATCCATGCGTTGCGATTATCTGATGGCAACACTGAACCCGGATGATCCGTCTCTGGACGTATACAAAGAATACATAAACTGCAGCAGGCCGCTTCCTGAATGGGAAGATGGCACACCGCAGGAAATCAAAGACGAGCTGAAAGAAGAACCAAAACCCGGATGGGTACATTGGTTCTTTTCTTTTGACGATAATGCCGGTCTTCCGGAAGAAAAGAAACAGAGAATCATACAGAATACTCCGAAGGGAACAAAGATCTGGAAAAACAAGATTGAGGGGCTGAGAGGAAAAGCAACCGGTCTGGTATTTCCAAATTTCCTCAGAAAGAAGCATGTTGTTTCTGAGGAATGGGTCAGGTCCCAGATGGCAGCAGGCAAGATCAGATTTAAAAAGTTTACTTGCGGCCTCGATACTTCATACTCATCCAAGTCCCCGGACACGATTGCAATGATGTTCCAGGGGATTACGGAAGACAGGAAGCTGATCACACTTGCTGAGAAGGTATACAGCAACAAAGATCTGGATCAGCCGCTTGCCCCGTCAGATACGGCAGTAAAATTTATAGAGTTTCTGGAAAGATGCCGCAAAGACTGGGGATTCGCAAAAGATACGTTTGTTGACTGTGCAGATGCAGCGACAATCACAGAATTGCGGAAGTATAAGCGACTGCACAGCTGTCTTTATAATTTCGTGGAATCATACAAGAAAGTAACAATACTGGATAGGATTAAGCTTCAGCTTGGCTGGATCCAGCAGGACTGCTATCTGGTTTTAGATACATGCACCAATCATATCTCTGAGATGGAGAAATATTCCTGGGATGATGAGAAAGACGTTCCGGAAGATAAAAACGATCATACGATCAACTCGCAGCAGTATGGCTGGATTCCATTCCGGAATATGATTGGATTTGAGGTGGAGGAACAGAAAAGGTGAAATGGATGGAAAGATTAAATGAAAACATAAAAAAGACTGTCAGGAGCTGGTTGAATGTTCTTCCGGCAAATCCCTTTAACTTCCAGGTTAATGAGATGATGGATTTTGAAGGACATGCGATTCTGAATCGTATCTGGTACAGAGGCGACGGCAATGAGCTTGAGCAGATCTATCAGCAGAATGCAGAATTTGCAGATAAACACAAGTTCTGGGCCAGCAGATCAACACCTGGCATGGATATGCGTAAGATCCACACAGGTCTTCCAGGACTGACAGTTAAAGTGCTTTCTTTTGCTGTTCTTCCGGATATGAACGAATTTGAATTCGAACAGCCGGCACAGGAACAGTTGTGGAAAGAGATTGAGGAAGACAATAAGTTTTATAAAAAGATTGAAAGCGCCCTCAAAGAAACACTGTTTATCGGAGATGGCGCTTTTAAAGTTGCTATAGATACTACGATTAGTGAATATCCGATTCTGGAATGGTATCCGGGCGAAAGAGTTGAATTCGTTTACCAGAGAGACCGGATCCGGGAGATTGTGTTCAAGACACCATACAAAGAAAAGGGCAAAGTGTACGTCCTGAATGAGCGTTATGGATATGGCTACATCATCAATGAACTGTATCTGGATAACAAGCTAGTTGATATCAAGTCTATCAAAGCAACTGAAAATCTGACAGATATCACATTTGATGAATCAATCATGCTTGCAGAACCATTCATGATCTATGAATCAGCCCGATATGAGGGCAGAGGCGGCAGTATATTTGATGGCAAGCTCGACAGCTATGATTCACTGGATGAAACATGGTCCCAGTGGATGGATGCACTGAGAGCCGGCAGAGCAAAGACCTATATTCCAGAATGTCTGGTGCCACATGATCCGGAAACAGGAATGCTGATAAAACCGAACCCATTCGACAATCGTTACTTTGCAGCAGACGGGGATATGCGAGAAGGTCAGAAGAATCAGGTCATCACTGATCAGCCGACTATTCCACATGACAGCTACATGGCATCGTATATAACAGCTCTGGATCTGTGCCTGCAGGGCGTAATCAGCCCATCGACATTGGGAATCGATGTAAAGAAACTGGATAATGCAGAAGCACAGAGAGAAAAAGAAAAGACTACATTGTATACCAGAAATGCAATCGTAAAGGCACTGCAGGAAACCCTTCCGGGAGTTGTTTCAATGTGTATCAATGCAGATAATATTTTGCACAATAAGGGCATTGAAGAAGTAAAGGTCAATATTCCGTTTGGAGAGTATGCGAATCCGTCATTTGAAAGCCAGGTAGAAACAGTTGCCAAGGCTAAACAGGGCGGCATTATGAGTATTGAGCGGTGCGTAGAAGAACTGTACGGTGATACACTGGATGATCATTGCAAGGAAGAGGAAGTTGCCCGTTTAAAGGCAGAGCAGGGAATACAGGACATGGAAGAACCAGCAGTTAACCTGGATGCAGGTAATTTCCGCGTAGATCTGGAAGGTGGTGAAGGTGATGCGGGTAAAGGTAGGACCAAGAATGTACCGAATGAGCCGAAAGGAATACCAGGGAATGCTTCAAATAGCAAAGGAGCAGGTGCCGATGGGTATTTACGCGGTAGAGAAAGCTGATTACGCAGAGTTCCGGAGGGACAAATGTGAAAGTATCACAAAACTGAAGGAACTGACGAGACAGTTTAAGTCACAGGGATTCAAGGTATGGTCAAATGGCAAAGATAAATGATCAATATGACATCGGTACTGCTTTTGAAGCGATTGAAAATGAACTAATCGCGTCTATGATCAGGAACTTCGAGAATCACAAGCAGGAAGAGACAGATGAAAAGAAACACTGGTCCATGTGGCAGGCAGAAATGCTGAAATCTCTGGAAAAGTACAAGCATGACAACCAGAAGAAATATGGCAAACAGTTTAAAGACATCAACAAAAAGATTGAAGCGCTGATCAGCCTTGCAAGATCTGAAGGTGGTATGAACCAGGAGAAAAGGATCCTGGAGGAGATCAAGAATGGATTTCCTGCCAAGAAGATAACTAAAGGCGGTACTGCTGAATTCTTCAAAGTCAATGATCGTAAGCTGGACGCATTAATCCAGGCAACCACAGCAGATATGCAGAAAGCAGAAGCGGCAGTTCTGCGTATGGCAAATGACCAGTACCGTAAGATCATATACAATGCTCAGGTATATGCGAATACCGGCGCAGGAACGTATGAGAAAGCCGTGGACATGGCAACAAAGGATTTTCTTTCAGCGGGACTGAATTGTGTTGAATACGCTAACGGAGCACGACACACGCTTTCTGATTATGCAGACATGGCAATTCGGACCGCAAGTAAAAGAGCTTACCTGCAAGGAGAAGGCGAAATGCGGCAACAGTGGGGGTTACATCTTGTAATTATGAACAAACGAGGATCCCCGTGCCCGAAGTGTCTTCCGTTTGTGGGAAAAATTCTGATTGACGATGTGTGGAGTGGTGGCAGCAGTAAAGATGGTAAATATCCATTGATGTCCTCAGCAGTGGCAGCTGGGCTTTATCATCCCCGATGCAAAGATTCTCATACTACATATTTTCCGGGCATCACGAAAGTAGATCCGAAATATAACAAGCAAGAGATTGCTGATATTGAAGATACAGCGAAACAGGAAGCTAAACAGCAATATGCTGAACGTCAGGAAAAGAAATTTGGAAGACTTGCAGATTTTTCACTGGATCCAGAGAACCAGAAACAGTATGAGAAGATGCAAAATCGGTGGAAACATGTGCGGATGCGAACTGGTGGTATGGACAGTCGAGAGTATACGGACTTCAAAGATTTGGAAAGGATGCAAGGGTTTGAAGACGTCACGGATGAATGGAAGAAAAAAGCAACACCTAATTCTCATAACGTTGAAGAAATATATAAATACAAAATCAAAGATTCTGTATTTACCGTGGATGGAAAAAATGTTTTGTTGGATTATTCAGATAAGGAACGACGAATTGCTGAGTTGCTGAAGGAGGAACTTGGAGGGAAAATATCTTTGGTTCCAAGGGTATTGAATCCACAGGGAATATCCACTCCAGATTACATATTTAGAGACGAAGCGTTTGATTTGAAAGAATTATCTGGAACGAGTAAAAATCTGGTGTATAACGCAATTGCAAAAAAGAAGAGACAAGCACCAAATTTTATACTTGATATTTCAAAAAGTCCACTGGATGAAAATGAGATTGCCAGGCAGATAGAAGAAATATATTGGTCGAGACACACTATGTTTGTACAAAAAATCATTGTAATCAAAGATGAAAAAATAAGAAAGATATATAAAAGAAACAGGGAGAAATGATGGCCCAACCCAAAATGTGGGGGTCAGGTATCATTCCTCCCTGTTAAGATATCTTATGGATATATTACAACAATATTCATAGAAATGCAATAATTTTAAGAAAGAGAGGATATGAAACATGAAATTTGAAGAAGCGTTAAAAGCAATGAGATCTGGAAGTAAAGCAAAATTACCATCCTGGGGAGGATATTGGTATTGGAGTCCAGAGAAAGAAACAATCATCATACACACAAAAGGCGGACAGGAAATGGATATTCGAGAAACACAGAGCGTTGTATATACACTTCAGAATATCCTTTCTGATGAATGGATTATTGCAGATGAAACCAATTGCCCTCAGCTTGGAGGAGAAGCAACATTTTCCTTCGGAGAAGCAATTAAATATTTAAAAAGAGGAATGAAAGTATGCCGTAAAGGATGGAATGGCAAGAAACAGTATATTCAGCTTGCGACCAGTATTTCTTACAAGACAGCGAATGGTGAAGTTGTGAATTGCGAACATGATGCTATCGGCAATATGGCGATTGCTTTCGTTGGAACATCTGGTGTACAGATGGGTTGGCTTGCTTCCCAGGCAGATATGCTTGCGGAAGATTGGAAATTTGCGGAGGAATAAGAGCATGAAGAAGAAAATTGCAGCAGTAATTGCACTGGTACTTCTGATCTGTATCACAGCTACCGGATGTACAGAAGCAAATCAGGTAAGCTATAACATCTCCAAAGAAGCAGATAACTTCAATGTAACTCGAAAGCTCACAGTTCTGAATGCAAGGACAGATACCATTCTTCTGGAGCTGACAGGAACATTCGCGCTGAAAAACAATAATGCAAATGAATTGGAAGTAATCATTGAAACAGCAGAGAACAAATATCAGAAAGATTATGTGTACTTGAACGATTATACAATGTATGTAGTTGAAGACATTTCTGGAGCATCTGTGGATAAGTACCACTATGAAATCAATTTCCTTCCGGAATTTGGATTTAAAGTAACTCGTGATGACTGATTTTACGCCGGCGCAACGAGGGGAGGTGAAAATAGTGAAGATCAGAGTGATTCATGATTTCTATGACAAGGAAAATGATCTGAAGCTCAGGTCTGTTGGTGATACATTAACAGTATCCAAGGACAGAGCAGAGTATCTGGTAAGAATGAAGATTGCAGAGGTTATCGATTCGAAAGGCGGTGATCCGGAATCTCCCATTGAGGCGCAGGGTTAAGCGTCTTATTTTTATGCCCGAAGGCATTAAACTACGCGGAGACACCGGGTTATCAACTGTTTTTGTGAGACACACGTAAAACTGTATTCGTGCAGACAGCACATAAAAAACTGTAAAGGAGTATGTAGAAATGTTTAAGAGATTTAGATGCAAAGTACCAATGAACCTGCAGAAATTTGCAGAAGGAGGATCTGGCGATGGTGGGGGAGCAGGTGGCTCAGCAGCAAATGGTGGAACACCACCGGCAGGAGTACAGCAGACACCACAGTTTGATTACGACAAGCTGGCCAGTCTGATCGCAGGAAAACAGACTGTAACAGAAGAATCTGTTCTGAAAGGTTACTTTAAACAGCAGGGACTTTCAAAAGAACAGATGGACCAGGCTATTGCATCCTTCAAACTGCAGCAGGCAGCAAATCAGCCGGATGTTGCCGGAATGCAGAATCAGATCACAGAGGCACAGGCACAGCTTGCAGCATCTCAGAAAGCTGTTCAGGCAGCACAGGTAGAGAGTGCAGTTACAATGATGGCTGTTTCTTTGGGAATCGAAGCAAAGACAATTCCATATATCCTCAAAATGGCAGATTTAAGCCAGGTCATGGGAGAAGATGGAAACATCAATGAGGAATCATTGAAAACAGCAGTAAACAAAGTACTGGAAGACGTTCCGGCACTGAAACCGCAGACGGATGGTAAAACCGGTTTCACACAGGTAGGAACAGGTGGGAATCCGGCACAGCATCCACAGCAGACAACAACTACAAACCAGACAGCAGTACCGACAAAGCGTTGGAATCGTTTTAATAATTAATCAATGTGTCCGATTCGGACACCACAAAAAAGAAAGAAGGTATAATAAATGGCAAATTTAAACTATGCAGAACAGTGGAGTCCAGAACTCCTCGAGATCCTGATGCAGGGAACCCTGACCTCTCCGTTTGTGACCAGCAATGTAAGATGGCTGGATGCAAAAACATTCCATTTTACACAGATGAGTACATCTGGCTATAAAAATCATAACCGTAAAGGCGGCTGGAACACGGGAACTTATGATCAGAAGGATATCCCGTATACACTGACACATGACCGTGACGTTGAATTCATGGTAGATAAAGCAGATGTGGATGAAACGAATGCTACAGCATCTATTCAGAATATTTCCCGTGTATTTGAACAGACATGGGTTGTTCCGGAAACAGACGCGCTGTTCTTCTCTAAAGTTGCCCAGGCAGCACAGAATACAGAAGTATACCATGGATCCACAGCCACATCCGCATACACAAAAGCTAAAGTATTTGGCATGCTGAAGGCTATTCTTGCAAAAGGAAAACTCAGAAGATACAAAGCACAGGGTTCGCTGATTATGTATGTACGCAGTGAGATCATGGATGCCCTGGAGCAGTCTACTGAGTTCACACGTAAGATCGAGATGACACAGATTGCAGAAGGCGGCATGGGAATCGAGACTAGAGTAACTGACATTGACGGAGTACCGATCATGGAAGTTATTGACGATGAGCGTTTTTATGACGCATTTGACTGGAATCCGAAAGATGGCGGTTTTGCACCGACCGGAGCGGTATATAAAAAGACTGAGGACGCAGATATTGTAAAAGGCAAAGAGTACTATACAACATCTGATGAGCAGAGCTATTCAAAAGTGGAAAGCCCTGTAAAAGAAAGTCTCAGCACTTATTATGAAAAAGCACCGGGCAGCCATAAGATCAACGTACTTATTGCATGCGGACAGACCTGCAAGACAGTTCCGAAGATCAACAGTATCTATTATTTTGCACCAGGTACACATACAAAAGGAGATGGATATCTGTATCAGAACAGATCTTTCTCTGATGTATTTGTATTTCCGAATGGACGCGACGGTAAGATTGACAGTGTTTATGCCGATGTAGATACTGAGGAATATACAGCAACGGAAGAGTGATTTGAGGTGAATACATGTCCTACAAATCATATGTAACCGAAGATTATTATCAAAATCAGCATGATGGTGATATTATTCCGGAAGAAAAAATAGAGAAAGCTTTGAAACAGGCATCCAGGCACATTGATTCCCTGACTTACAACCGTATTGTGAGTCAGGGATTTTCTTCCCTTACAGAATTCCAGCAGGAAATCATCCGGGAAGTCGTATGCATGCAGGCAGATTTTGAGTATGAGAATGCGGATGAGATCAACAGTGTGCTGTCTTCGTACAGTATCAACGGTGTATCTGCACAGTTCGGCAGCAGTTGGAATGTGTTCACGGATAAAGGCGTGGCGATGAAGCGTGATGTGTATGCACTGTTACAGCAAACTGGATTATGCTGTATGTTAGCGAGGTGATTACATGAGATATCCATGTTTAGTCCCTAAAAGGCTCTGCAAGACAGATATCACCTGTAGCTTTGAGAGAGAAGGTTTGAACGAGTACGGAGAACCACTTAAGGCCATAGAGTATTCCGGAAAGTGTAATTACCAGGATAAAGCAAGAACAGTTCTGACAGCAGAGAAGAAATTGATACAGATTACCGGCACGGCGCTGTTTCCGGGTGACATCTGTCCAGATCTGCCGGTTATCTCTGGTGGATCCGCTACGATATTTGGAGTGAAAAGACGAATCGAGCAGGGGACAAAAGCAAGGAATCCGGATGGATCTGTAAATTATACTGAGGTGATGCTGGTATGAGCAATCTGATCAACGTGAATTCCGTGATAAAACTGAATCTGCCGAAAATCCGACAGCTGACCGATGCACAGATAACTGCTTTAGAGCAGACCGCAGAAGCACTTCATACGGAAGTTGTGCAAGCACAGGTATTTCCACGAGATACAGGTAATCTCCAGAATGAAAGCACGTTCCTGGACAGATCAGAAAGCAGTCATGGAAAGGTATCAATTATATCCAGTACTCCATATGCCCGCCGTCTGTATTTCCATCCGGAATATCATTTTCAGACTGGAGAGAACCCGAATGCCCGTGGCAAATGGTATACAGACTGGCTTCCGGGTGGTAAAGAAGCTGATTTCGCGGCTAAGGCATTCAAAGAAATCTATAGGAGGTTGACGGGCGTATGATGTTAGCAGACGTAAGAGATTATATCGATTCTCTTAGCATTGCGGAACACGTGTATATGGGAAAACTTCCAGACAAGGAAGATAAGTCTGTTGGAGCATACAATAGCAAGCACCAGTATCCGTATCACGCAACTCTCGGAGGACCATCTCTGGAAGGCTACGGCGAGAAATACGTGACTATATTGGTGCATTGGAATAAATCTCCAAGAGATACAGAAGAAGCGGCTACAGAGCTGTTTGAGAAACTGAGAGCCATGAGAGATGCAACAATCAACAATGAAACGATTAAGTTTTTTCAGCCCCTTTATCCAATTCAGGATGTCGGCACGGATGATGCCGGTATTTATGAAATGGTCATAGAAGGAGCTTTTATTTTTGAGAAGAAGAAAGAAGGTAAAAAGGAATGAAAATGAATCTTCAGAAGTTTGCAGGAAAAACAACTAACGTATTTCCTGTATCAGCCAATCAGTTTAAGCTTGGCGCTGATAAAGAATCCGCTACAACTGTAGCAGATCTGGAGACCTTCTCACCGTCTTTTTCCAATGGGGTAGAAACTTGGACTCCAATGGATGCAGAAGGATGGCAGAGAGCATTAATGACAGCCAAAGCCCTTACTATTACGCTTAACGGCAAGAGAAACATCGGAGATACCGGAAATGACTTTGTAGCAGGTAAACAGTTCAAGAATGGACATGACGCAGAAGGGTATTTTGAGTGGATTTTCCCGGATGGTACGAGCGTATCATGGGCGAACGCTGTGTTTGATGTAAAGAACTGCGGTGGCGGCGATGCTACAAATGTAGGCGCACTGGAATTTGACGTGATCAGCAATGGCAAGCCAACTTTAGTACCAGCAGTGTAATCCTGGGATTTTTTTGCGTGGAAAAAAGGAGAGATAGAAAAATGGCGAAAAAAATCAACATTACAGACAAACTGAATTTTGAATCCAATCCGATCATTGTGATCGGAGATCTGGAAGTAGAAGTAAAATCAGATGCGGAGACAGTGCTCCGGCTGATGGGAGTATTCGCAGAGAATTCTGAACTGCAGGCGGTTGGAGAAGCATTGGAGCTTATCTTTTCCCCAGAAGATGTAGAGAAGATCTGCAAGATGGAGAAAGATGGAAAGAAACTTTCAGCAAATTCTTTGATGACTATTATTCAGTCTGCTATGGAATTGGTCATGGGAGAAGACAAGGGAGAGCAGTGACCCGTACTATGATCTGATAGATGATTTTGATCTAATCATATCATCTTTTCAATCACAGTACGGGATTCGTTTATCCAGAGAGCTTCCGGAAGGAATGAAATGGGAAGAGTTCAGAGATCTTCTTGTTGGTATTGCCCCGGATACAGCTCTTGGAAGGATTGTTTCCGTTCGCGCAGAAGACCGGAAAGAGTATCTGGAGAATTTCACACCGGAACAACATCGGATCCGCAACGAATGGAAATCGAAACATGCAGAATTTATAAAGAATCATACAACAAAAGAACAGATGGATGCGCAGCTTGATGCGATGAAAATGGCATTTATGCGTATGGCAGGCCTTGGAGGTGATTAAAAATTGAAAGATTAAAAGTAAAATGCCCTTTTTGCGGACATGAGCAGAAAGTACAGTACGCCCCGGATGCAAGATGCCGGGGCGTCTTTTTTAAGTGTCAGGCAAGGCACTGCAAGAAAGAATTTGAGATAAAAATAAACCAGGACAAGTAGTGCCACTGTGCCGATGTCCTCGTGACAGAGGCAGGTGGTATATATGTCAGCTACAAGTATTGGCCAGATTGGACTTGATCTGGTTGTAAATAAAAATCAATTTGAGAGCCAGATGGCTGGAATAACTGGCCTAGCGAAAAAGGCAGGCGCCACACTTGCAGCAGCTTTTGGTGTTAAAAAACTGGTTGATTTCGGAAAACAGTGCCTGGAACTGGGATCTGATCTCGCAGAGGTTCAGAACGTTGTAGATGTTACCTTTCCGAAGATGACCGCACAGGTCGATGAATTTGCAAAGAGTGCCGCACAGAGCTTTGGCCTGTCAGAGACCATGGCGAAACAGTACACCGGTACATTCGGTGCCATGGCGAAAGCTTTCGGATTTTCCGAAAAACAAGCCTATGACATGGGAACAACATTGACTGGTCTGGCTGGTGATGTAGCATCTTTTTACAATTTATCGCAGGATGAAGCTTATACAAAGCTGAAATCAGTCTTTACTGGTGAGACGGAATCACTGAAAGATCTCGGTGTCGTAATGACACAGACGGCTCTTGATTCCTACGCCATGGTAAATGGTTTTGGTAAGACAACTTCGGCAATGACCGAGGCGGAAAAAGTAGCCTTACGATATCAGTTCGTTCAGGACCAGTTATCAGCGGCGCAGGGGGATTTCGCACGTACATCTGATTCGTGGGCCAACCAGTGCAGAATTCTGAGCCTGCAGACACAGTCCCTGATGGCAACGATTGGACAGGGATTGATCAATCTGTTCACTCCGGTAATCAAGGTGATCAACATTGCAATCGGAAAGCTTGCCACTCTGGCAAATGCATTTAAGGCATTCACGGAGCTGATTACAGGAAATAAAGCGAGTGATGGTGGCAGTAACGGTGTATCAGAGATAGCTGCTTCGGCAGCAGATGCAGATGACAGCCTTAATGGTGCTTCGGATGCAGCTTCCAATCTGACTAACAATACCAATAAAGCTGGCAAAGCAGCACAGAATGCAGCAAAGAAAATGAAATCCCTTATGGGATTCGACCAGATCAACAAACTTGATTCGCAGTCCAGTACATCATCTTCAGGGACTTCACCATCGACAGGCAGTACAGGAACGGCAGGGAATGGAGTTGATTATGGAAAACTTGCTGATGGCGATACAGTCATCGATAAGACAGATGAGAAATTATCTGCTCTGCAGAAACGTTGCCAGGAACTTGCGAAGCTGTTCAAAAAAGGATTCCAGATTGGATTTGGTGATTCTCAGAAAAAGATAGATTCCATCAATAAATCCGTAAGGAGTATTGGCAATAATCTGAAAGAGATCTTCACGGATGCAGCAGTTGTAAATGCAGCAAATCGGTGCGCAAATAATATTGCTCTTGCTTTTGGTAAGATTACCGGTTCTACAGCCAGAATCGGGCTTACACTGGCGGACAATCTTGTTGGAGGTGTTGATAAATACCTTGCAAAGAGCAAAGGTTATATCAAAAAGCGCATTGTTTCATTATTTGATGCGACTGGTGAAATCGCGAAACTCTCAGGAGATTTCAGTGTTGCGCTGGCAGATATCTTTGATGTTTTTTCAGGAGATGATGCCAAGGCAATCACTGCAGATATCATCCAGGTATTTGCAGATGGATTCCTTGGAGCAGCAGATCTAGCGATTAAGTTCAAAAGAGATTTTATATCACTTTTTACTGTTCCAGTCATCCAGAATACAGATAAGATCTCCGGAACGCTGGAAAACATGCTTGGGCGGTGGAGAATTGTATTTGATACTCTTTCACAGAGCGTCACAAATACGTTTGACAGGCTCAATTCGGTTTATGATCAGTATTTCAAGCCTTTTGTAGACTCCATTACACAAGGTATCTCGGATATCCTTGGAACATTTCTTGATGCTTACAATACATACATTTCTCCAATCCTGGATTATCTGGCGGATAAATTCAGTACTGTATGGGCAGAACATATTCAGCCGGCACTGGATGGAATTCTTGAATTGCTTGATAAAGTATTTGAGAATCTAAAAGCATTATGGGAAACAGCACTGGTTCCATGTATCGAATGGATAGTTAACAATGTAATGCCGGTTCTTGGACCAATCATTGGAGGTCTTGGAGAGCTTATTTTAGATCTTCTGGCAGTTGCAGGTGATGTGATTAAGGGAATTACTGATATTCTGAGTGGCTTTATTGATTTCTGCACTGGCGTATTTACAGGAGATTTCAGTATGTGCTGGAAGGGAATTGAAGAAATTTTGCAGGGATTCAAGACGATTGCAGAATCAATTTTCGATTTCTTAAAGAAATATATTTTCCAGCCATTCATTGATTACGTGAAGGGAATTTTCCAGACAGACTGGTCACAGAGCTTTGGCACATTGGGGACAGTTCTGAACACATTTTTGGAATCCGTGAAGCGTATTTGGGGAGATATCAAGACGGTCTTTAATGGAATTATAACTTTCATAAAAGGTACATTTCATGGAAACTGGAAACAGGCGTGGTCCGGAATCAAAGATATCTTTAAGGGGATTTTTGATTCTCTTGTGACGCTGGCAAAGACTCCGCTGAATGCTGTGATTGACATCATTAATAATTTGATGAACAAACTCAATTCCGGACTGTCTGCGATAGAAAACGCATTTTCTTTCAGCTATGATTTTACCAATCCAATCACAGGAACAAGACATTATGGTCATTATGGAATGTCTCTTCCTAGGGTTCCAACCATTCCACATCTGGCAAGCGGCGGTTATGTGAAGCCAAATACGCCACAGCTGGCTATGATTGGCGACAACCTGCATCAGGGCGAAGTTGTAGCTCCGGAAGATAAACTGAAAAAGATGGCCATTGAAGCAGCAATGGCAGCAGGATCCGGAGTAAGCAGAGCTGAATTGGAATCTATCATAAACCGGGCTGTGATGAGAATTGTTGCAGCGTTAACGAATATGGGATTCTATCTGGATTCCACACAGATCGCCAGAGCAACTCAGGAGGCAAAAGCAGCTATGGACATTAGATATAACTCTGTGGAGGTAAAATGATGGCGAAGAAAATATTATGGTCTGGGAGTACTGTGCTCCCGGCACCTACGTCTTTGAGCGTAAACGATGAAATCATATGGACCTCCGATACCGGACGTACATTATCAGGTTTGATGATTGGCAGCGTGGTAGCACAGAAAAAGAATCTGAGTATTAAGTGGGAATATCTGACAGAATCGCAGGTAAAAGTAATTAAAAATATTCTTGTGTCTGGATTTTTTCCTTTATCGTTTCATGATGATGGGATTGACATCACAATAAATTCTTATAGGGGCACATTGAGCAAAGAACATCTTGGGTATATAGGAGATGGAATCTATTGGTACAAATCTGTATCGGTAGATATTATACAGAGGTAGCAGAATGATAAAGACAACATCGGCTTATAAAGAAGCTGCAAAAGAAAATGGGATTTTTCATCATGAGGCGCGTATTGAGTTCCAGGATGGAAGTACTATAACTGTGGATGATATGGATATTTTTTCACTGCAGATATCGGAAGCAAGTTCAAATACAAGTAGTTTTGATTTGGGAGCGGCAAACGCCGATCAGCTTACACTGAAGCTCAACAACATAGATGGAAAATTTGATACACATGATTTCAGCGAAGCATTAATTACTGTGAAGATAGGGCTTGAACTTCCGGACAGATCTACAGAGTGGCTGAATAAAGGAAGCTTTAATGCGGAACCAGGCGAGGAGCCAGGAAATACGATAGCAGTAAAGGCATTTGACGATATGGTAAAGTTTGATCAGCCTTATTCTTTGAGCAAACTTGCATATCCTGCCACATTGGGAAATATAGTAAGAGACGCTTGCAGTTGCTGTGGAGTGACCTTGGCACCAGACACGGCATCGTTTGATAACGATAATTATGTAGTGCAGAATCGACCTGATGATTCATCCGTGACATTCCGGCAAGTATTACAGTGGGTGGGACAGATTGCATGCAAATTTTTTGTAATCAATATTGATGGAAAATTATCTGCGAGATGGTATAACACTGAAATATTGGAATCAATGTGGGGTTATAAAGAAGACGGTGGCCTTTACAATATAAATGGCGAATTGATAGAAGACAGCAGTGGACTGATAATTGTGGAGGAAACAGAAGGAATAATAAAAACAGATGCTCTTTTATCTGGTTCAGTAATAAAGACCGACGATGTAGTAATCACAGGAATTAAAGTGGTTGAAGAAGATCAAGGTGATACATCTGAGGAAACAACTTATCAGTCTGGTGCTGAAGGATATGTGCTGGAGATTTCCGGCAACAAACTGATTCAGGATGGAAATGGTGCAACGATTGCATCGTATCTTGGCGAACGGTTAAATGGATTGCAGTTCAGGCCAATGGAAGTTGATGTGCCGACAGATCCGGCACGCGAGGCTGGTGATCTGGGACTGGTAACTGATGCCAGAGGCAGACACTACAAAACAATATTTACCAATATAGAGTATAACGCTCATGCAGCGCAGAAGCTCACATCTGGGGCAGAGGCACCAACACGTCTCTCAAGTGTTAGATATAGCCAGGCTACCAGAGTATATAAAGAATTACGTGCAAACTTGAAAAAGCAGAAAACGGAATGGGATGCTGCATTTGATAAGCTACAGTCTGAGATGAAAACAAAGAATGGACTTTTTCCGATTCGTGAAACACAGGAGGATGGTAGCAGCATTCTATATTTTTGCGACAAACCAGAACTGTCTGATGCGTCTATTGTTGTTAAATTCAGTGCTGCAGGATGGGCCATGTCGACAGATGGCGGTAAGACATGGAATTCCGGCTGGCTGGTTGATGGAACCATGATCACTTATATATTGAATGCAATTGGAATCAATGCAAAGTGGATCAATACCGGAGCATTAACAATAAAGGATTCTGATGGAAAAATTATATTCGAGGTTGATGTAGATAAAAAGTCAGTGTACATGAATCCTGATGTCTTGAAAATTGGAGATGTTGCGTTATCTGAAAAAATAAAAAACATGGATAATAGTATTGCGGCAGCTAAAAACATGACGATGATCTTGTCAAATGAATATCAGGCCGTGGCAGCAGATGCAAATGGAAAGATTGAGGGAACATTTCCCGTGATCCAGACAAAAGTTATGGTGATGTATGGATCCAGTGATATATCTGCAGATTGTTCTTACACAATTACGAAATCCGCGGCTGTTGCCGGGAAATGGGATGAAACAGCCAGGACTTACACAGTAACCGAGTTAAATGCGGACGATGGCTGGATAGATATCAAGGCAGTGTATCTGCAAAATCTGTCGATTACAAAAAGATTTACTGTATCAAAAGTCAGATCCGGAACTAATGGTAAGGATGGTACACCAGGAAGAACGTATATCCTTGAACCGTCTTGCAATGTTCTAAAACGCGGTTCAGATAAAGTAATCAGTCCGAACTTTCTGGAATTTAAAGCATATTATCGTGATGGAAACGAAGCAACCAGACATCCATATGCGGGACGTTTTGTAGTTGAAGAAACCACAGACGGTATTACATGGAACACCATATATACCAGTTCGTCCGATGAAAATACGGTAAAACATTACCTGTATACAATCCTGACTGATGAAACAGGGCAGACGATCACAGATGGAAATGGTACTACGATAGGCATTCCGCGAGATATTACAAATATCAGGTGCCGACTGTATCAGGCTGGCGGAACTGTAAATATGTACGATATGCAGAGTGTTGCGGTAGTGATTGATGTGGACAATCTGACACAATCGCAAATCGTAGAAATACTATCAAATGATGGTGCATGGAAAGGCCTGTATTATAAAAACGGACATCTGTATATGAGCTTTGATGCAGCGCTTGGTGGAGAATTGGTATTAGGCGGTGCAAACAACGGGAATGGAACACTATCATTACGTAATGCGGATGGTAATGAGATGACATCTCAAACGGCAGAGGGGACAAAATATTATAACAAAAGCCACGAAGTGAAATGCATCCAAAATGAAAAAGGTTGTATTTACTATCGCAGGTATTCTGACAATCACGTGGAGGGCTTGGTTATTGGCGATGGAGAAGAACTTACAGGTATTGCAAATTTCTTTGGAATCGCATATTTTTCAGGGACAGCGGATGGAAGTTTGACAATTATATCGGATGATTATATTAATTGGGACGAAAACGGAAAACTGTCCGTAATGAGCAGTTTAGATGAAAATTCTACTACATCTGCAAAAGTGAATAATGTGAGTCTTTATGCAGCAACAGAGAATGAAGTAGATACAACAAACGAAAGTAACAGTAGGCATAATTTGATATTTGCGTTAAAAAACCAAAAAGCTCAACTTGACAGGCAGGAAAAACTTATTAAGAAACTATATGAAACACTTAACATAAAGGAGGATTAAA